CCTTTTTGATCCGCACCATCCAGTACCGTCGCTGGGCTGGGCTGCGCTGAGCCAAATCAATAACGATTTGCTTAAGCTCCTGAGGATCTCTCCCTAGCAAGAAACAAATATCTCTACAGCGCTGAGTACGAAACCAATCCACTGCGACAGCCATCTCTCTTGTAGTGCGGGAGCGTGCCACATCATTGACCGCAAGGAGCAACACCTCTTGCCAGAGCCGCTGCTCACCGGGCATTAATTTCGACCTCAACTCTTGGGTTGGTGCGGTCCAAGCCCCAATAAATATGCTTCTCTTTTACCTGACGATCATTCTTGTAGATGAAATTCTGCATGGCATCCAACACCACCGATTCGTCAAGGTCGGGGCGACGAGAAGAATAATAGATAGTCATACTTATCGAGAGGTCTTCCTCAAGAAGTGGGTCTACCTTGGGGCATTGAAGCTGGAAGGCCTGTAAAAAGGACAGTGCTTTCGCACTTTTGATAAAACGTGGCACTTTCCCGTGCATGACGAGGCGTCGGCTGTTGCTCTTGGATGCTGGCTCTCCTAACGCTGTGAACTTTATAGTTGACATGGGGAACAGAGCAACCTATGTTCTGAAACTAGGAGGAAGAAATGAAAATCACGAATAAATTTAATTTACCCCAAACTATAGCCGATGCGTTGGCAACTTCGCAAGCCCGGTACAGCAAGGGTGACGCTTGGATGAGCGTCACGGGCCTTCAGAGGTCTCCGCGCATCAGCCTTCTTTCCAAAAAACACTGGAAGAAATTAGAAGAAGATGTTTCCGATTCAGTATGGAAGCTCTTCGGCTCTGCCGTACATACCATCTTGGAAGATGGTGGCACAGGATCAAATGCTCTCATAAAAGAAGAGCGTCTCTCTATGGATATCTTGGGGCAGACCATCAGTGGAGCTATCGACATTCAAGAGATCACCGACTTTGGCATTGAGATCACTGACTACAAAGTCACCCGTGCCATCTCTGCCATGCCTAATTCTTTTTCTCTACCATCTTGGACAGAGCAACTGAACGCTTACGCGACACTCGTGGAAGAGAACAAAGGATTGCCGGTCACCCGTCTTTCTATATGCGCAATTCTCAGGGATCACTCCCCCGCACAGGTTGAGCGACAGGCAGACTATCCAGCCGCGCCTATCGTCACAGTAGAGATCGAACTCTGGCCCAAGGAACAACGCCTAGAGTGGCTAGAGAAGCGCGTACAGGCGCATCTCGGGGCAGAGCTAACCCTCAACACCCTCGACACACTACCCCTCTGCACGGACGAGGAGCGCTGGAAGCGTGGGGATAAGTGGGCAATCAAAACCAACGCCAGCGCAACACGTGCCAAAAAAGTTTTTGATTCAGAGGCTGATGCCCTTGAGTTCAAAGCCGACAACTCTAGCTGGGTTGTTGAACACCGACCCGCACTACCAGTGCGGTGCACGAGCTACTGTGAAGTAGCAAAATTCTGCAACCAATATCAAACGGAGATACTCAAATGAAACGATCAGACAAAAGCGTTAGGGATAGGCTACTTGTCGAGAACTACATCATGCAAAAAAGTTTGGGCCGATCTGGAATCGTTCGGGTTTTAGCGCGCGCATTCTCACTGACCCCAGCTTACATTTACAAGCTCATAGAAGAGTATCGCTCTCAACACCCGGAAATCTGGGAACAACTGCATATTCAAAATGCGCAGTTGCACGCGGAGCGACTAGGTATTTCCAACGCCATTACAACAGAGCAGCGTCCTACCCGTGGTTGGTGGAAACGTCTCCTCAACAAGTTGTCTTAGGAGGCTGCGGTGACAAGCGCAGAGATAAACAATCTGACGATTGAAGAGCTAGAGCGGATCATTACGCTCCGTGCCAAGGACATCACGGTCTTTATTGGCACCGTACCGGGAAAAGTTTTGCTCACTAGCGACATTCACAATGTCTCTTTAAACGGTTCGATGGTTCAACTCAACCTAGAGACAGCAGCGCTTGACAGCGTGATGGAGAACAACTCTTTCCAAGCAGCATTCGGGAGTAAATATGATGACAACTAAAAAGAAAACTGTGTGGGAAACCCTCACCACAGACGAGGTCAAGATTGAGGTGGATGAGCACCGGCAAAAGAAAGGTAACCTCGACTACCTTTCCTGGGCATGGGCGTGGGGCAAGCTCAAGGATCACTACCCTGATGCTTCTTTTGAGAAGCACTGGTTTGAAAGTGGTGACTGTTGGGTTCCTTATAGCTGCGACGAACATGGGTTCGCCTATGTGCAGGTTGCTGTTACAGTGGAGGGGTCCACACTAACTGAAACCCTCCCGGTTCTTAATCACAACAATAAACCCGTAACCAAACCTGATTCATTTGAGGTTAACACCGCATTACAGCGCTGCTTGTGCAAGGCCATTGCTTACCACGGCTTAGGCTTTCATATCTATGCTGGCGAGGACCTTCAAGATTACACCCCTGACAAGCCGGTAAAAAAGGTGGAGAAAGAAGGACCTGTCTTAGCCAAGGCTGTCACAGAAAACCCGGTGGTTGCTGCGGCGCAAGAGAAACTAGGTGCGGAAATAAAGACGGTCACCTCAGAGGTGGATTATCACAATACTTACGACTCTAACGGTGTTTTGTTACATGGCTTTGACGACGACACTCTGACATTCGTTATGGATGCTAGTGTACCGGTCGATCAGCAGCACAAATATGTGTCAGACCACATGCCCGGTATTCTGAAAACGATATCAACGACTGATGACTTGTCCAAGTTGTTGGGGAACTCATCCACTCTACTACACACCATTGCAAAGTCCACTGGCATCGCTGTCGGTGAACTGGATGTGGTGAAGTTAATCAAAAACCACAAGACATAGGAGTAAAAAAACAATGGCTATCGGAAACCTTTTCGACAACCGCTCTCAAAACCCACCGGCATGGCGTGAATGGAGTGGCGATGTCTCATTCCGCAAGGAGGACATCGACTATCTCGTGATGCAATACAATGACAAGGGCGAAGCAAAGATGACCATGAACGGGGAGACCAAGCAGGGCAAGAAGGGGGCTTACATCAATGTTAGGCTCAAAGAACTTTACCAGAAAGACGCAGCGTCTACGCCGAAAGCCGCACCTGTTGAGGAGCCTTCTCCACCAACCCTTACGTTGGATGATCTCTAGGTTCAAGCAGCGCCGTGTGCGAGATAAGAAATATCTTGCGCACGTGCGGCAACTACCCTGTCTCTCATGCAGAGTGCATTGGTGTGGTGACGCGCACCACATCACTTACGCAGAACCCAACGCACTGGGCATGAAGGTGGGAGACAACTGGGTGGTGCCGCTCTGCCGATCTTGTCATCACCTTCTTCACATGGATGGAAATGAAAGAAAGTTTTGGGAGATCGTTGACCGCGATCCCATTGAGTGGGCCACCAAAGAATGGAAGGAGTGGCAAGATGGAAGTACGTGACGCAACCTTTACCTTTGAGGCGCAACTTCATAGCGTCCTCAACAACATGAAAGCACAGACAGGTGTGGTGATTAAGCTACTCATCCACCCGGACGACGTACCTGTAGGGCTGTTGTCCCACACAACGGCTACCCGTTTCGGTGTGGCTATGGTGGAACTGGACGATCATGAAGAACCGGTGCCCCCGAAGGATGGCAACCTCGTCGCCAACGCTTCCATGTTGTGCAAGGAAGCCGGGTTTCAATTTTACATGCACGCATGGGCGGAAGCTAACAATGCGCCGCTGACTTTAACAGACGACGAGGAGCAAGTGGCGCGTGAGCGCGTGCGCTTTGCTATTGGGGTGGAATCTTTATCTGAGTTGAGTGAAAACAAAACTGCTCAGAGAAAGTTCCGAGAACTACGAACTGCTTACGAGAAGGATTAGAAAGATGAATCAGTTAATGAACAGACCCGCCAAGCTTAAGGGTGAGTACACCAAGTACAGTGTGTTAATTCCCAACACGTTGCTTGAGGCCATGCGCCTCGTGGCTGAAAGCCAAGACATGACTGCCGCTACAGTATTTCGTACTGCCGTCGAGCGGTATGTCATGGAACACCGCCTGTTCAAGGAAGACTCCGATGGCTGAAGAAACCCCAGCTTATACGCTCTATAGAAGAGACGCGCCGAACACGAGCATCGAAGCAGCCGAAGAACTGGATGTAACGACACGGGAAAAGATGGTGCTGGAAGCGATCAGTGCCTTCCCTACCGGCTGCATATCCGATGATGTGCGTCACTACTGCGCACAGCATCACAACATTCACAGCTACTCCAGCGTTACCGCCCGGTACAAATCCTTGGAAGAGAAAGAGTTGATTGAATACACGGGAGAGAAACGTAAGGGAGATAGTGGGCGCAACCAAAGAGTGATGGTTCGTAAAGAACGCCAACTGGAACTCCCATGGAGTATTTAAGCGTAGGCATAGGGTTGTTGCGTTTATTAATGGAGGCTGGTTCTCCAGACGCACCCCCTATCATCTTGGATGAGTGGGTGTACGGGCGAGCCGACTATGTAATCCACTCTGACATTACAGAAGCAGAAGCCTGTCGCAAAGCGGAAGCACGTGCCAAGCTTAATGCTATTCAAACATTCAATGGAGAGTATGTATCATCCGACAGCTTCATGTCCTGTAAAGAATCAGGAGAGAATGTCGAGTGTCCCATGCACACCTTCACGTGGTCTATGCTAGATGGACTCATCAGTGGAATTCGTAACCGAACAGTACGTGCCACAGACAATCTTGAAGACCAGCGCGTGTGCCGTGTTGTTCTGGAGGCGCGCGTTACCTCACGGGCAGAGCCTGTAGATCCTAACTTTGATATACATGTAGGTTTGTCGAGCATGGTTCTCAGGGATGGTGACCCACTAACTATTACACTGGAACCTACGCAGGATATGCACGTTAATATTCTGGTGGAAGATCACACCAGTACCCTAACTCGCATCTTCCCGAACCAGTTCAACAGGAACAGCGCAATATCAAACAGAACTCTAATTCCTGGCAGTGAGGATTATTCTCTCCAAGCCAGGTTCCCTTCCCAGTTGACAGGGAACGAGACATACGAAGTAGTCCACGTCCTTACGACGCAGCGCAAGCTGGCGTTGCTGGATACCTATTCAATAGAAGACTTCAATCTAAAACTATTGGAGATACCAAACGATGAGAAGCGGTACGTTAAGAAGGCGTATCGTCTGGTTAAATAGGAGGAAGTGATGACAAATTCTACCCATGTCACCGGAACAGACAATGATGTGTACCATTTAATGGTAAAGAAATTTCCACAACAACAGCAACGTATCAGCGCATTACGCGAGGCACTAGAAGAGATACGTGATGTAGCACGAGTGAGCGAGGGCGTAGAGTTTTATGCGATGCTTGCAGAGAAAGCTTTAACTAAAGACGAGGAGGAAAATCAATGAGCATACTAACAGGAATAGGAATCTATTTAGCTGCCACCTTCTTACTGGTAACACTCCAGGGGTGCGCAACACCAACGCCCGGTTCACCAGAAGCATTCCTCAAGAAGCAGGAAGACAGGCGTGAGCAGCAGCGGGAAATGGTAATAGATACTATTGAAGACTTACCCGAGTGGTTTGTCGAGCTACCCGAAGAGGACAATGCCATTCATTCAGTAGGAAGCGGCACCTCTCCAGACCTACAGCTAGCCATAGACAAAAGCATTCTACACGCCAAGCGCACACTGGCTGATCGCATCGAAGGCAAGCTCAGTTCTCAAGTAAAGGAATATATAACAGAAACAGGGAAGGGAGTAGCGCCGCCCACTCTTACTGACACAGAACGTGTAACCAAGAACATCATGCGAGAGGTGAACGTGGCGGGGTACAGTGTGAAAGAGATGGAGATCAAGCCACACCAAACATTCTTTCGTGTTTATGTGCTGTTGATGTACCCTACAGGGGAAGCCAACGAACTGTTGCATCTATATCAACAGCGCAGGGGACTGTCCCACGGACCTGATGCAGCCCGAAAAGGCTATGAAGAACTCGACAAAGAAAGGTTGAAGGGGGAAACCCTATGAAGTGCTGGCACTGTAATACCGAACTTATTTGGGGAGGGGATGAGGATCTGGAAGATGATGAGGACTTTGTGATGGTCACCAACTTAAGCTGTCCCACGTGCAACAGCTTTGTTTTGGTAAGCCTACCCCATCAACCGAAGCCAGATACGGGCACACATACCTGTCCCACTTGTCAGGGAGAGGGGCGTGTCAAAGTGGAAAGAACAAAGCTCGGGGAGCAAGCCAGCGATAGGTTTGCTCCCCCTATTTATTACCAATCTGAAAGAGAGTGCGAAGACTGTGGTGGTGTGGGACACACCACACCCGACACAGACTGCGCTATCTAACCTTCGGGGCGGTTGCGGCATAGTATAAGAACCACCCGACACCCGCCACAAAACACAGCAGGAACACCACCTTGCCCGATTCCACCAACACTTTATGCCAGAAGACTTTGTCGTCTAGCTTTTTTTGCAACGCGGCTTCTTTCGCCCGCTTCTTAGCCTCTGCTTTTTCCTTAAGCAACTTCTGACGCTGATCAATTATCTGGTCCCAAGTGGGTTTCTCTCCCGGACCTGACGGCCACTTGCGGTTAATCTCATCCGCAAGACTCTTCAACTCCAATGCTTGGTTCTTCTGCTCAATAATCTGATTTGCCACGGATGAGATAGAGGTCTCATCATCGTACCCCTCATCTCCAGCCCTCATCCTCAGCACCTGTTGGCGTCGCGTCGATGCTTGCTTGCGCTTTTCTTTTTTCTCCTCACCATCGTGCGAGTCAAATAATTTTTCCAAGCTGCTCCCTAAATCCTTGATTGACTGCGCCGTCTCCACGGCAGACTTAGCGGCAGCGATAATTGCAATTGTGGCACTTATAGGTTCCATGGCTCACCATTGATCTGGTTCAATTAACTAGCAGTGCAATAAGCACAACAGCAATAACAACCCAGACTCCAATAATCCATTTCAAATGTTCTTTCATATAGTCCATTATTTCTTGTCCCTTTCATCTCTCGCAGCCTTAATCAAATCTTCCTTTTCGATTAACCACTCCATCCCCGCATCACTGAGCAACGCTTCGCGTAGGCGGCGCTGCGTAATCTCCGACTCTGTCTGCTTGATGTCATCACCAGCAATAAGTTTTCTCGCTCTGGCTTCCAGCACGGGCAACAAGCGCAGCCCTGAATACCCCACTACAAACGCGATAGCTGGACCCCAGATCATCTCAAGCGCCCAGTGTTTCATGATCGGGGGGATAAAAAACTCCGCAGCAATCCAGCCTACGATCACAGCTACGAGAATATCTTTAAGACCATCCAAGTTAAACGCACGCTTGGTCAGTGCGTTGGTCGCACCTCCGGCTCCAGCCGCTGCGATACAACAGGTCTTAGCACCAATGGTCATAATCCAATATTCAAGACCGCCCATGTTCTATCTCACTTCTTTCCATTTGTTGACATGTACGCCGTCATACCCATGTACGCACCGACGACCCCAGCCATAGCAACATAGAACAGGGAGCTAAGATCGCCCAATAGCTTAACCCTAGCATCAGGCACAACAGGCAGAAAAAGCACAATGGTAAAAATAATAATGCTTGCCATAGCCAGCCACGCCATGTGTCGTTGAGCATCTGCTTTCTGTTCCTGTGATGTAGCTTCATGAATCGCTTTAACGGTAGCAAGCTCTTCGTCAGTGACTACGCCATCGCCATCGACATCATAGCCATTATACTCACTGTGCCTCTGAAGTTTCTTCTGCTCTTTCTCCATCGCAACAATCCAGTACAGGTTTCTGGCACGCATTACATACATAATGTGCGCGAAGTAAAACCATTCTGCCGTGCTGACCGCACCACGGGCAGACGAACTCCTCCCCATCAACCGTCATACAAGAACAAGGCGCGCTCAGCCGCCCGCCTCCGCACTAACCCCGGTAGTATTCTCCCGCCAGCCCTTCTCCACTTAGGAAGCTCATCCGCAACTTGTTCTCTGGGAGCGTTCCTGTTCAACAGGGATCTTAAGGTGCTCGATTGTAAGCGACCACTCCCTAAATTATATACGAAACTTTGCAGCGCCGAGTGCTCATTCTGGTTTAACTCCACCTTGATGAGGCGGCTAACCGCTCTTTCGCAATGACCGACCTCTCGTAATAATAGCTCCTCGGCCTCTGCCTCATCAATCGTGGGGTGATGTAAGGCAACACGACTGCCATCAAAGGTGCGAGTAGAGCCATAGCCAATAGTCGGCACGGCTGCGGGGCATAGGTACGGTTCAGAACGGAAGCCCTCAAAGAGCTTTATAATCTTTAACCCCCGCTCATTGATCCTCATTTTCTTGCACGCGATATTGCTCGCCCGCCAAACCAAAATGCGATAACGGCAGCAAAAAGCGCTTTTGTTTCTTCATCCCAAACGGCATTGACTGCATCCAATCCAGATACCCCGGCGGCAGTGAGAGATAGATAGGCGGAGACTTCAACGAAAATGAACAGCCCGAAGAAACTATAGGTAATAACAGGGCGCACAGAACCACGAAGACCGTCAATCCACTTGACCCCTGTGGGCTGCATGGATTTGTGAAGCGATTCAATCTCGCGTATATCAGCTTCAACATTAATGGCCTCCAGCTTCTGGGCGGCTAGCTCTTTCTGTTGACGGATCTGAACTTCCATTACAGCCAGTTCATGTTTCTTGTCCTGCTTGTCTTGGAAAAAATCCATGACCTTTGGCAAAAAACTTGTACCAAATCCCAACAGGGACCCAAGCAAACTAAGCATACTTTTCTCCAAGTTTTATATGTAGACTACCCACTTGATGAGGAGTGTTCCTACCGAAACGCCTCTTGGCGCATCTCAGGTAGAGACTCCACAGCCAGCAGTTCCATAGCTGTAATATCATCAATCAATTTTCGTTTTGCTTCCCCACTTATAGCCGATGTCAGAACCCTTTTTCGTTCATCCCGCAACTCAGAAAGCACACCCGATATCTCTTTTACTTCATCCTCCAAAGCTAACAGCGCAAAGCGTTCTTCTGAAAACTCTTCGCTCTCAGGCAGCGTTAGCTCCCCTTCTTCAAGCATCTTTGCGGTCTTAACCGCTTGATTAACTGCCTTACGCAAGTCATAGAACTGTGTCACCAGACCACGCGCATCAGGTCGGGCGAGAAAGCGCTTAACAAAAGGATACTCACTAAGCTGTTTAGCAGGGCGCTCACCCAGATCAGAAGCAACATCCCTTATTACACCGTCCACCGTATCCAAAAGAACGGTGCCTAATGTACCGCCATAGCCACGTATCATGTGATCTATTTTTACAGGCGCATAATTAAACTGTTTACCTAAGTTTATAGCGAGCGCTGATGTTCGACTGTTTGCTCTATACCCAGGATCTAGCCCTTCAAGATATTGGCCCTCTATTTTACGCCCGGTCCAGAAGCTATAATTAGTTATTGCTTCAACAGCGGGCAATGCTGCTTGAGGAATAGGATTAAACTCAAAGGTATTAATCAAGCCCTGACGCACCGAACGAGTAATATCACGCGGCACATCCTTGCCAAAGTAAAGAGCCATCACCCTTTCAGGTATTGTCTTGAACAAGAACCCAACTTCAAATGGAATCGGGATCTTGAGGGGTGGTCCGTCATAACCGGGTATCCATGACGCCGGGATGATCCAGTAGTTATCCTTAATCTCTGGGTTCTGATTGATATATTCTTCATCATCATGTACTAGCGCCCAGTATGCAGCGCTACTCATACCAACTAGCAACGCTTTCATATAGAATTGCCGCTTAACAATGTCCGACTCAGGCCGTGCTGCAAATCCCTTGCGCCCCATGGAGGAGCGATACAGCACATCCAAGCCTTGGATACGTGCATTTAAGAAGGGAATCATCACGGCAAGATTTTGAATTAGCGGTGACGATCCTCGTGCGGAGAAGTTTATTACCTCTTGTGCTTCAAAAAATGCCTGAACCTCATCTCCTGTATCCTTGAGTACCCGCTCATATACAGCAATACGAGTAGCCGCATCAGATGAGCGTGATGCTTTGCCTGTTGCATCCCATATTGCCTTCAAAGGATTGCGTATGAAGCGACCAGCAGCAGAGGGATACTTATACTTGAGAAGTTCCTTCTCTATAAACTGCGTCATCTTGGTGGGGTCACCACCGAAATCAAAGCCCGTCATTAAGCCCGCAGAGGCCAATGCTTCTGCCGATGTGCTGCCGCGCAAGGCTTGAGAAAAGCCACCGATAGTTCCAGCTAGTGCTCTAGTCTTACGGCCACTGGTTACCCACGCCGACAGCGAATCACGTAGCATGTTTGCTGCCATGAAGTCGGGTGATCGGGTAATCATCTCACGCAAGAACCGCGCAGGCATTCCTAATAAATTCACCCATGGGGGGATTGATTGGTTTTGCAGATAATTGCTTAAAGAAGAATACAAAGCTTGGTCAGGAACCATCAAAGTTAAGTCCTCTCCCTTAACTCTGAAAGTGACACTACCATATGTGCCCTTCTTAACTTTTACAGTCTGTATTGGATCAATCAATACCATGTTGCGCATCACACGCTGCACACCTACGTTCATCATTCCAGTCTGAACCGCAGACAAAGCATTCTCAGTGATGGTTTCAAGAAACCCGCCTATGGGCATCCCTCGCTTAACCACCTTCACATCCATACCCGTTTCTTGCTTAAACTTTTCAGCATATGCGTCTGCTTGTTTTTTCTCATTTCCTCTAAACGTGGTAGGAAGAGCCGTAGAGACCTTGTTAGCATCCGTTGCTATCACCGACCATATAGCCCCCTGACCGCTCAGCGGAGGAGGAGGAGCGGCAGCTACTATTCCATTAAATAGATCGGGGTCTCCCGGAATAGCATCTTGCTTGTTATCAAGCTGACGATAGAACGGTATATAGTCTGCTGTTTCCTTCCAGACATCAGCCTTTTCTCTAGTTAGAACGCCCGTATCTACTAAGAAGTCTACGAAGTAACCGTTCCACACCTGATAGTCTTGGAAGATGTTGGAAAAATCATCGTTATATACAATGCTCTTTCCCTCTAAAATCTGCGCTACCTCCGCTTCACTAATCTCCATAACTTGCGCGATCTCTGGAACAGTATTTCCCATCGCCAAATATTCTGCGATCTGCTGCTGCGTAAGGAGGCGCTCTCGCCCCTCTCTTATGAGACGCGCAGCCCTGCGTGCTATAGAATATAACTGGAATGTATCAAAGCGATTGCCTTTTCGTAGCGGCTCAATGATAGGAATAAATCCTGTAGAAGTTCCCGCAATCCGGCTTTGCTCTATAGTCCCATCAACATTAGTTTGCTGTGCATCTTCAGGTATATCTCTAACTGAAGTACCTCCATTCTTATAAACCGGGACTCCTTTAGATAGAGCATAAGCCGTAAGAGCAGTAGCTCTACGCGCTGACCGTAACGCCGACCAAGCCGAACCTGAAGCGCTTAGGAAATTAGAATACCGCTCATCTTTTTCAGAGAGCGCTACATCCCCGCGCCTAGCAGGGTCCCACTCATCAACATGTGCTCTACGAAACCACGTAAAGAACTCTCCGAAACTATCTAAAGGAGTCCCGCCAAGCATACCAAGCTTGGTTAAGAACTTTTCTCCCAGTGTCTCATGCTGTTGAACAGCAACTATACCCGAAGGAATGTCCACGCCCATATCCATGGGTTGAGACTTCATAGACCATTCTTGAGAGATGGGGCGAGCCGCCATTTCAGGTTTGTATTCATACTCTTCATAGAACGATACCGTCTCTGGCTTTCCTCTCCTTTCCCCAAACTCTTTCATAGCTTGAAGAAGCTCTGGATCAGTAGGTCCGGGATCGCTTTCTGTAATCCATTTCCTCTGCAACTCCTCCTTCATCTGCACAACAGTGTCTTTAGACAGGCCTAATCTACGCGCTGCATAAGCATCTATATCCCCATCAAGAGCAGCTAGCACATCAGGATCTGCGTACCGCCCCAAAAAATCGTCCATGCGTATCTTGTCCCCATTGGGCATGTACAAAAATACTTGGGTGGGAACTTGTGCCTGTCCTATTTCTTCCTCCACAGCCTTCATACGGTGACGGCCTTCATGTCCCTGAACGCGCCACTGGCTTTGGTCCTCATCCCATATAAGCGCAAGCCATGGATTGGCAATCTTTTGATCCACCTCCCCCCGCAGGATTTGTTTAATATACTCTACTGTGGGGAGGTCACGCCCAGGAGCGCGAACTAAACCAGTAGACTCCATTGCCCAATCTACTGGTTTAGCAAGGGCAAGGAATCTTTTGGGGGTCAGGGATGTAGTGATATTGGCATAGTCATCCATTTGATTGGGCACCACACCCACAGCACCTTCCTTATTTCCAAAGAACTGTCGCGCATATGCCTTAAAATAATTGTCCGTCTTGCGAATAACCCTACGTCTAGTCGGAGGAGGCCCCAACCTAGGCCGCGCCATAGGGCGTGCCGATTTATCTTTCTTGATCTTTGACTTAAACGCCATAATCGCAGCGTCTCGACCTGCGGGAGAAAGATTATCTAATTGCGTTGTGCCGTCCTTCTTTAATTCTTTCCTGGCCTCTTGATACGCAGGATTTTCTTTGCCCGTCACAGGAAAGATCGTGTCCATTATAAACATCGGATCTTGCAATCCCGTAAGCTCTGCGGGATCAAGTAGATAAAACGCTGCACGAATAGGATGTTTAGACGCAGGGTCCCGCCACTCTAATGCAACAAAGTCATCCCGAATGCGCCCTCGACTAGTCTCCGCTGTAACGTCAGCTACAGCATACCCTTTCCTTGGGGCTTGCAATTCAGGATTCCAATATGCTTTTAGTAAAGACTCTAAAGCTCGCTTAACGGTAGTACGTTCATTTCTAATGGGTCCCCATCCATAGGGGGTATGCTGTCTAAAATCGTACATATGATCTTCATTAGAAAGAACATGCAATAGCCCACGATCTTGTGGGGTGCCGACAGGCAGCACTACAGGTATGTCTTTACCTAGATGCCTAATGGTTCCAAACTTTGCAGTAGCATTGCCATCTGTGTCATAGCCCGCGACAACCAACTTCTTTGCTGCGGGCGGAAGATCAGTGAAGCGCCTAGCTTCTTTGTCTGTGGAGGTGGCAGCAGCGACCTGCTCTCCCAAAATCTCTACATCAGAAATGGGTGGTGCATACTTCTCAATAGCAGAATCTAATTCTGCTTCTGCATTTTCTAAACCCGCAGGGTCAACGGGATGGCTTTGATCTAGCTCTACTCTTAGCTCCTTAAAGGCGGGGGACAGGTCTACAATATCTTCAACGCCTACCTCCTCACTATACATATGAGGTTCTTCTAAAATCAAACCTGTCAGCTTCCCCATCCGTGCGTCATGGTACTCAGGACTCTTCCATCGGTCAGCTTCCACAAAAGCATCTGAATAATCCTTTCCTGCTTGCCGAAGGATATTGATTCTCTTCATATATTCTTCGACCTCAAGGCCTTGGTTGGTTTCAAAATCCTCACCCGCATGCTCTTCAGCGTAAGTAAGAAAGGGTTGATTCGGATAAGCTTCCCCCACAATCTCCCTGACACGCCGCCACTCTGCCGCGCCACGGTCTTCTAACTTTCCACGTTCATTCAGAACTGCTGTCACAGCATCTTCCAGTACAAAAGACCGTGCCGACTTCTCAACCCCCTCCTGAGAAACCTCTACCATCTCCTGATCCAATACAGGATCACCTGTCATGGTGTACTGTATAGGAAGTAGGGCGGTCTTTTGTTCAGCGTATCCACGCTCTGTAAGTGGCAGAGTATCAGCACGTTTTGTAGGAGCTATCCCTAAGTTGTGGAAATTAACCCAGCTATTCTGCCCCCGTGTCTCGGAAGTCAGCGCCCACCTAGCCCATGGGCTGCGGGTCATACGCATGTGGTTCTGCCACGCAGCTTCCTCACCTAAGGGACCAAACTTATTCGGCTCCATAGTGTGCGCATAGTAATCGTGAACTGCCCTGAATATGTCGTTGATAAGCAGAGGTCGCCCGGTTATGTCTGTGAAGCCACTGTCTTGTAATAAGGGATGATTGTCATAGGCAACTCCTTGAGGCCCAAACGCCGCCGCATTAGTAGCAAGAATGCGCAACCTATTATTGTCCAGTATATCTTTGCGCATTGCATCGCTACTGGAATACACATCATCAATGGCTATGTTCGATGGGGCATCTTCATCACGCACCACCGTCTCAACTTTAATGGGAAGCGCCCTGTACTGGCTCTTTAGCTCACGCGCTAGTTCATCATAGGCTTTGCGCACTTGAGGATTGCCCAGATCATTAACGGGCATGTCATCAAATGCATCTGCTATGTCTGATTGAAGATCACGCTGCTCTGGAGTGAGGGATTGTTGCGGAGGAACAGGAACAAACGGACGGCCACGTAGCCGTTGGGCTACTCGCCAACTGGTTCTGTTCCCCTCTTCCGCGTCCGGGGGACGAAGTGGGCCTTGTATGTCGGAGAACGGGTTGGTTGCTCCATCACCTCCTCCGTAAACCCATAATCTTTGAACGCCTTGACCAAATGTTTGGACGCGCTCTCCAAGAGATTTTCCGAATCGCTCAACGGTGTCACTAAATCGCTGGATCTCTTCTGCATTAGTAGGATCTCCTACAAAGTAAGTCTCGATAACATTATCAAAAGCAGTAACTCCGGGCAAGTTTTCCTCTTGTAGAGCCGCCTCTATATCTTCACGTGAAATCGGTTCAGACAACGTAAATTGAAAAACAGGTGTGTTAAAGGAGCCATCTATATATTGGTATCCTTCTTTATTCCAACCCAACCCCATCCCAGGCTGCACAAATGTCATATCTTTTTGGCGCTGCATCCCTTCTTTTAAGGACATAAGATTTTGACGGACATGAATTTCTTCTTGATTAAAATTATCCGCAAACTTAGCCAACGCTCTTAATACATCCTTGCGCCCCCTTTCTTCAAATCCAACATCAAGCCTAATGGATGGCTCTAAATCTCCAAACCACAAACCCTCTGCTGGTATCGGAAGGATACTCGTCTCAGGAATGCCGCTCAACAAGTAAGCAAGAGAGTCCGCCGCAATATCTTGCAGCACTTGTTTTGCCCCTACATCCCCTAAGCTTGACTGATCCCGTAATTCCCGTAGCCCCTGAATGCTGCCGGTAGCAGCCGAAAGATTAACAGCTATTTGATTGACAGGGACCTCATTGATGCCCCTAATCTCAGATCGGTTCAGAACATCTTGGTCCCATACAACGAAGTTACGGGTGCCTCTTAGTCTCCTTAAAGCACTATCCCTGCTAAATTTATCCCAAAATTGTAGGCCCGGAATATCCGCATCCCGAAGCAATTCAGATGTAGCTTGAGACTTTCCAAGAATGCTCATTAAGTCTGAGCCTGTTGAGCGGGAATTAATCCTGAATTGGGGGACCGACCTTGTCGCAAACCCGCTTGGATCTTCATTGAGATAATTTAAAAGATAGCCTATTTTCTGATTCTTAGAAAGCTCGTCTAACTGATACCGCTTAAGGCGCTCCTTTGAAGGAACTAAACTTATTAGCTCTTCTGCTGACAAGCCTGTTGATCTAACAATTTTCTCTATAATTTCTGGCTGGTCTCTTAAGGGAGCATCCCAATCAAGAAATTTTGCCACCGCATCATCAGGAATATCTAGTTCATACATAAAGCCAATGGGCTTTTCCAACACACGCTCTATCTCTTTAGGATCAGGAAGAGTGGTATGTCTGCGTGGCCTTGCGCCGGGTTTGGGATTGCCTTTGCTATCAACAGAAATTACATCGACCGACCAATTTTGCCCCGTTGTCTCATCAGAAGGATTAAAGCCCAAGACCTTGTCAGGACCACCATAGCCCTTAACAATTCGTCCTGGAGTAAAATACTCAGGCAGCAAAGATAATATTGCGTGATGGTTATTGTGCCCAACATTAATCCGATACTGTTTTCCCGTACCTAAAGCTTGTCCTGAATAAAATCCCCATCCAAAAGCCGTGGTTCCTTCCCCTTCTCTTACAAAAGATAGATCAGGAGTGCCCAATGCCCGCCCCGCTTCAGGCTTCCACCTAACAGCACCACCATGGAAAGTACGTGCTGCCTTGTCTTCTTTCTCAGTCTGCAAGGATGTTACAAGTTCATCTCCAAAGTCCTCGGCTGGAGCCGCAGCGGTGGCAGCTACAAAATCAGGAGAGGTCTGTATACGTTCAAAGACCTGCGCCGCTTTGTATATGTCAGCCTCAGCCAAGCCGCCCTTTAGATTCCTGAAGAAGTTAAGGATACGTTGCCATATTGACAGGGGACGCCCCTTGAGAACCACGTGCCCACCAGCATGGCCCCTGAACATTTCCGCCGCAGCTTCTTCTATCTGCGCGGCTGGACTAAGGTCTTTGTAAATCTCTTGAATAACCTGCATTACAGTCTTGTCAGGATCAGACCAATGTGGGGCTTGGCTCGCAGCCTTTGCCAAGGCGCTCATATCCTTGTTATTGATGACCCCAAGATCCACCCATGAATGCACGGTCTCATGATCGGTCAGCCCAGCCAAATACTCAGCCATTTCCTTGGGCTTTTTCAACGATGATTGGGGGATCGCATCAAGGGCCAGGATGATAGCACCCTTGGCAGCCTTGGTTCGGGGAATATACTTGGCCTCTTGAGGTCCAGCATCAAGCGTGCCTGTTATTTCCTGACGACTAAGGGTGTCAATGATTGCTAACGGCACATCATCAGACAACCCACGCGCACGCAAACGGCGCACAAGATTGTCGCGGATACGCTGTATAATATGAGGGGGAATTTCCTGCTTAGGCCCGGTGCTTTCGGCTGCGTCAAATAGGGCCGTTACTGTTGAGGCAGTTAGAAGCTCGGGTTCAGCAGGTGATACGGGCACTGTATCCAAAGAGCTTGCTTGGAACTCAGGATCAAGTTCCTCAAACCCTGGAACATCCGGCACCGTTACTGCTGAAGGAACTGTTTCGTCTATAGTCCCGTCAGGTGGCGCAGGAATGTCCACCTGCTGCATCTCTTCGGGTGCTGTTTCTTCTACAGGAAGCCCTGTTAAATCCAGAGGCATTTCTGAGGGGGGAACCGTTTCGTCTATAGGCCCCTGATCTAAAGCTCTTGCTTGCAACGCTGCAACAACGTCCTCAGGCTTCATGCCTGAAGTAACTTGCACCCCATTCTCTTGGGCTATTCGGCGTAGATTATTGGTAATAGCTGTCGGCATTCCCTGCGCCGCAGCCGCTAAGAAGTCTACCGCCTCCTGCGTTAGGCCTGTAGAAACATCGACTTGCTGAACACCCCCCTCAACCTCCTCTCCAGCAAGACCCGTTAAATCCAGGGGAATTTCTGAGGGGGGGACCGTTTTGTCTGCTGCTACGGTTTCCATTTCATCCGCAGCTACCGCAGCACCAACAGCAGCGTCGGCTTCAGGGTCTATCTCCGCAGTTGTTACGGTCTGCTCCGCAGCATCTGCGCTGTCTTCTTCTAATGTTTCAGGTAAGGTTTCGGGCAATCCTTCAGTAACATCGGGGAGTGTCGTTGGCTTTTCTTGAGTCGGGCGAACCAATGGAGAAGTGACAGTGCTAATAGCACCACCACCAAACCCACCAATAAGAAAGGAATTAATAGCGCTCTCCAAACGCTGAGCAAATTGAATGTCTTCAGGGGACGCTCCTGTTGCTTCCGTGATTTCACCTGTAATGTTCTTTATAATATCTTGAGCCGCTTCAGTAAAAGCTTCTATGGTGTACCCACGCCCGCCTAATTGAATGGCCCGCTTCGCTAAGTTCTTGGCTATTTTTTTACCTGTTAAGCCAGCCAGTGGCTTAACTATTTTGGTCAAGCCCAAGGTGTCAAGGCCAGCCATCAACGCACCGGGTACCACTGCTATCTTAGCGGCCAACTCTCGGTCAACTTTTTCTTCTTCAACTAAAAACTTAAATGTTTCGCCATAGTTTAGTGCAAAAGAACCACTAGCTGCACCCGCTATGCCACCTACCAGAGTGCCCCCTGGACCCACCAAGCTTCCAACAGCCGCGCCTGTTGCTCCAGTTGCAACCGGCACCACGAATGACCCTGCCGCTTGCCCTATTCCCTGCCCCGCATAATCAATCAGAGATTCTAAGTCTTCTACCTGTTTGTAAGTTTGTATTCGTGGAACAAAGTCTTCGGTGGGGTTGTCTTTAAATTCTTTCTGAAGGTACCCGCCCCACTCATTAAGATCATCTAAGCCTGATACAGTACCTAAGCCTTCAGCAGCCCATCCCAATAGCTCAGGATTAGACTGCCGCACCGTGTCCACAAAGGTACCACTAAGCTGGTTCCAGAATCCTGGGTCACTGGGTTGGGGGGAGGTCTGTTCTGCTCCGCCCATCAGATAATTAACGATAGCCTGATCTACGTGTCCAGCTTCCCGTGCCTGTTGAAGCTGCTCAACATTAACGCCCATATTTTCTTGCGCTAAATAGTCTAATATCTGAGCATCATTGTAACCAGCTTGGAGGGCTTGATTATATTGCTGTTGATTAAACGGCATCGGTTACCCCGTTTTTGGTATAATGCTACTTAATGACTTGGTGGGAGTGCCTGCTGATTGAGCGCTGCCGCCAGAAAGAAACTCTCGGCGCAAAATAAGAGGAGCCTCCCTAAATGCCGTCGCCTCATCCATGCCATGTTTGTCAATTAAAGCCTTTCTAATTTGACTCAACCTTGCCTTCCCTGCCTTTGACCCCTCATACTTCACATATGTTTGCTCTACACGAGACGCTGTTAATGAGGGGTCAAGAGTACGCGCATACGTCTTCCTAATCTCAGATCGCACCGTGGGCTTAACACGCCCCGGCTTTCCTGTCCCATCATCGAAGAAATACTTTTCCCAATTAGGAGAATTTTTCCAATCATCCAGCACATCTCTTTCGTACCGCTCATACGCATCAGGCTTGGCTGCTCTTTGTGCAGCAATCCTTGTTGCTTCCTGCTGGTTAGCAAGGGTGGCAAGCGCCATCTGTTGCTTGGCAAGGTTAGCTTTATCCGCACTGTACTGCTTGACCCCTGCGGCTGCGCCAGGAATAGAGCTTAACAAGGTGGCTCCAGGCTGGCTGGCCTGCTGCATGATCCCAAGACCAGCGGTGAGCAGGCCCATAGCCTTGGCATCGTCACGGCCCGCTGCAATCTGTGCCATTAGTTCTTGTATTCCCCCAGCACCACCAGTTGGTGGAGGCAGTCCTCCTGCGCCAGGAGCAGGACGAGGGGGTGGCCCTCCTGATACAGAAGGACCGTCCATATCTAGCGCTGGGTCCTCACTGCTAACCACACGCCCCGATGCCGGGACGTTGAATCCTGGCTGGGTACGTTGTTGTGCATCGTAGGCGGCTTTAAAAGCCTCAGCCGAAGGGATATTAGCACCCGTCGCAATATCCGCCTGTGTAAACTGAGTCATATCAGGTGGATTCTCTGCAAGCCTTGCTCTTTCTTCCGCATAAACAAACGGATCATAAGAGAGGGGCACATCAACAGGAGCCTGCGCAGCAGGATCATAGCCTGCTACATCTAAAGAATAGTCAGGACTACGAACCTGATCCGCCGATGTCCTAGCAGGAGTGATTTGCCCCTTACTCGCTTCAGCCACTTCCTTAATACGCTCAATAACGGGTTCTACCACCTCATACGGACCTGTTGTAATAAAAGGCCCCTTCTTTTCGTAGGCTTCTTTTAATGGCGCTTGTAATTCAGCAAGCCGCCGCTTTACTTCATCGGTAGGAATAGGCGGAACGTCTCCCGGCCCACCAAACGCACGCAATGGATCTTCATAATATTTCATCCCTTCACGCACCTGCGCCAAAGGACTCTGGGGGGTTATCTTTTCTCCTATAGGAATTTTTTCTGGAGGAACAGTTAATCGTTTAGCCACTTCACTTCGCTCCCCTGGGCTAAAATCAGGGAGCAACGCCAGCATTTGATTTAGCCACGACTGCTCTGTCTGGGGCGTGCTCTCAGAAGGAACAAAGTCACCACCCCTAACGCCCGCCAGTTGTGGCAGCACACCCTTTGAAATGGGTTGCGTTGTATCAACCGCTTCCCGCCCAGCCCTAAGCAAATCACGTCGATCCCTAGCAATAGGCGAGGGAACAGGCACTGCCTCCGCTGGGATAGCGGCTGCTTCCACAGGAGACTCAACAATAGGCGGTATGTTAGCTGTAACTTGACGACGAACACTGCCAAGTCCTTCCGTTATAGGCTCACCAACAGGAATCGGAGGGCGAGACGGGCGCAATCTTTCTGCTACGCCACTTTTCAACCCCACATCATCAGCAAGACCAAGAGCCGCTAACTGATCCGCCCTACGCACTTCATCTTGCCCACGCGCTAATGCCGCAGCCCCCTCTTTATAGCGCCGTTCCCACTCTTTCTCCGCCCCTTCTGTAGAAGAAGGTACAACTGGAGGCGGTTCAGAAGGTGCCCTCGCTATTTGTGTTTGATCTTCTTCAGGAACAACTTCTTCCCCAGCAACAAAGTTCATCATCGTCTCTGTGCCCACTGAAGAAATCAACCTGCCCCTATCCGCTTCGGTCAGCGCCGATGCTTGAACAGTATAAACAGCAGGCTCAAGTCTAGGCTGAGGATCGGTAGTGCGATACCGTGTTGTAAACACATGATCCCCTACTTTTTTTACATCAGGGTCAAAAGGCTCGTTGTTGCGAGTAAAGTTTTTACGAGTTCCGTCATAGTTTTTCCCCACAGACGGGAATATCAAATCCGAAATCTCGGGGTTCTGATAATAAA